AGGGCGCATTAAGCTTATGAACTATAAAGGTTTTAGTCAACTAGAAGCTATTGCCCAAGCTTTCATGGAGGGGCATAAAGACTTCAAACACTTTGATACTATTGTTATTGATACTGCTAGTAATATGGTTTACCTTGACCTAGACCTCATTACTAAAGTTCAAATTGAAAAGAAGTCTAAGCTCGAAGAGAGTAAGAGATTCGATTTTGAGAACCATATGAGAGGCGTCTATAATCAGGACGCCTTTCGAGCAAGGGTCGCTTTTCTAAAGCTGTTCCTAGCGCCAGTTAACGTTATTGCTACTGCACACGTTCGTTACTACCGTGCCAAGGATAATCCAGATACTATCGTAAAGGTCGCTCCTAGATTTCCTCCGGAGGTATTAGCTGCTATTTCAGGTTTCACGACAATGGTCGGCTATATGAAGGCCGATGCAAAAATTAATGAGCAAAAAGCAGTGCGGTATGCAAGATACTTACAAGTTCACCCTACTCACAATGTTGAAGCAAAAACTAGGATTGGTGGATTGCCTTTAGTAATTCCCAATCCAGATTTGCGGCAGATCATTGCCGACTGGAAAGCTAAGGGTGGTGTATTAGTGGAGCCAGAACTTAATGATCCCGCAGAAGGTGTTACTTCTGATGAACTCGAATCGTTTGGAATGGAACAATGACAGAAGCTGATCTGGAATACGGCTCTAATGCAGCCGAAAGTGATGATGAGAATCTCTGGGGAGATATTGATTTTGAGGAAGTCCAAGACGATCCGTTCTTTAAGCCGGACGACACGTATCGTTGCAGGATTACCGAGGCTGTAAGGCGTAAGACTAACGCTGGCAATCCTGCAATTTCCATTACTTACACGATTCTTCGTGGTGAGTTTGAGGGCCAGAGGATTCAGGAGTTTAAGACCTTCCCATTTAAATGGCAACTTAAGGGCTTCTCTTCTGAGGAAGACATGAATAATGGGGAGAACTTTAATCAGAGGCTTAAGACTTCCTCTAGTCGCCAGATGTCGTTCATTAAGCAGCGTATGCGAGACTTTGGTTTCGCTACTACTGAGATGAACCAAATTAAACCTAAGATGCTTTTGGAACTTCCTCCTATGGATATCGTTATGGTTCATGGGAAGGAAAATCGTGAGAATGTTCGTGGTGTTAAATTAATTGATCCTGATACAGAAGCAGATGAATACGACCCTTTAGCGTAAAGGAACCACCGTTCTAAGACTTTTCCCCCTCATGGGGAAAAGAACCCATTATCCAGCTTTATGCTTTTGCCGAGATAATGGGAGCTACGGGTAGGGGATAAGACCTGTCTGGACCCCAAAAGGTTTCCATAGCTTTAACGGAAGGCTTAAAAACTATTGCCCTGTAGCAGCACTAAAAGTGAGGCCGACAGCCAATATAAGAACTGTGTGATGGGATGTTGGGCTGATTACATCCAATAAAGTCTTCGCAACACATAGTCTCTTACTTTTAGTGCACAAGCCGGTGTGGCGAAATAGGCAAACGCAGAGGACTTAAAATCCTCCGTCTTTAGACTTACGGGTTCAAATCCCGTCACCGGCACTACCTCGGCGCCCTGGTTAATTCCCCGAAGGTAGAGACAAACTATTGTAGGCTGGGACCTAGTATATATGAAGATCACGGGCTTGGATTATATACGCGCTAGGCCACCTACAATAGTCTAAAAACTAGAAAGGGAGAAAGATGACTAAGTACGTTAGCGAGCGAGAAATTAACAACCGATTTGGATTCCATCCTGCCACAAATCAGACACGGCCTTTACACGAAGAATCACGTGAGGCATTCACTGATCTAGCACATTGGGTTAATGAAACTCTTCCCGAAGGCCGTGAGAAGAGTCTTTGCTTAACGGCTATTCAAGAGGCGGCAATGTGGAGCAATGCTGCAATTGCTTGTAACCTTGCTCCATTAGAGGAGAAAAATGAAGAATAAAATTGTACTTATTCTCACTGTAGCAGTTGCCTTTTTCGGATTATCAACACTAACAAGTAATGCGGCTGAGGTACCAACTGTTGCAACTAAGATCACAGCAGAAGTTATTCATCCTTATTGGGATCAAGCGCGCTGGCGTGATTGGCATAATGGAGGACCTGTCCCTTGGGTTTGTGTAGATAACCATTCACCTTTTGCCCTGCAAGTAATGGCAGAGCAATGGGACTACCAGATGAATGATGGCTATCTTTACTATGAAGATGGCAATAACTGCGCCAGCTTCTGGGAACGAGAAACTATTGATGTATTTGGTTCAGATTATCCAGGTGGACCCTGTAGTTGGAAGTCAGTTACTTATGATGGCAATTACTACGCCAATGTCAATATGTATATCAATACTGCGGACTCGATGGCTAGTACCTGCTTCTACTCCACCATTGCTAGTAATCACCGCAAGTCCGTAGCCATTGGACAAGGACTAGGCGCTCAAACTTTCACTAAGATTTTTTATGATGGTGAATGGCATCCAGGCGGTATTCATGTAATGGACAATGATCAAATCTGCTGTGTATCATATGCACAACAGCCTGATGGTCTGAATTGGGATTGGCGATACTAGCAGGGCATATGGGGATTAGTGTAATAGGCAGCACGAGAGATTTTGGCTCTCTTAGTTAAGGTTCGAGTCCTTAATCCCCAGCGATAGGGAAACATAAGTACCTATCTTCGGGTTGGACGCCCAGCCGGGTAAGTTATGACCCTAACTTACCCGGCACCCGTTCTAGAAAGGACGTAGCAATGAAGGAACGTGGATGGACCAATAATGGCATCCTTGTTACTGTCGTGTTAGTATTGGCAGCCATTGCACTTCTTGTCTTCATTATTATGAATGTGGATATTAGCACAAAGGGTTAGTCTATGACACATGCTATTTATTTTCCAGGAGCTAATCGCACTGCACAATGGTTTGGGCAGGGTAATTTCACCATGCCTCAGATTTCCAAGTTGTTGCTTCACACAACAGAAACAGTAGGGTGGCCGGGATATAGCGGTGGTGATTCCGCTCCAACATTAACTGTCAATCCACACGTCCAGCAAGTTAGGCAACACTTCCCATTAAACGGTTCTGCACGAGCATTAAGAGACCCAGCTAATACGCCTGTAAGAGAGAACAGAGATAACATCGTCCAGGTTGAGATATGCTGGTTTGCTAAGAATGCCCCCAACATGGACGATTGGACTCTCCGCAAAATTGCTGAGATTGCTGCATTCTTAAACATGGAGTGGGAACTCCCTATTAGGGCCGTGCCTAAGTGGTACGCATATCCCCAAACAGCGGCACAAGATGCTGAACAACGAATGTCTAGTGCCGAATTCGATGCTTATACTGGAATCTTAGCTCATATGCACGCCTCAGGAAACACTCATGGTGATACCGGGGCTATCAATATTTCTAAGATTTTGGGATATGCACAAGCAATGGTTAGTACGAAGGATGATGGAGATATGACTGGAGCAGAATCCGCCAGGCTAAACTGGCTTTACAACGCAAGTATTGACGGTGATGGTTCTCCTTCCACAAATACAATGTTAGGCGAACTCAAGCAAGAATCTGATAATCATACAAGACTTCTCATCGATATTTCGAAAACTTTACAGTCAATTGATAGCAAGCTGTCTTGACTGACGTAGTAGTATGATAGGAGTCGTGTAGTTATTCCCCGCTATGCGACTCCTATTTAATTGGAGAGGGGGTATCAATTGTCGGAAGGTGTAACAAGCCTCCGGCCAGACGTTGAATTAAATGAGTTCTTTGAGTTCATGTGGGAAGGCCAGACTGGCTATGTATATGCTCCCACCAAGATTATTGGTGAGACTAAGAAAGATGATGAGTGGGAAACATACTTCTTTCAGTGGCCGGTAGAGCGTAAAGACCTCATTAAACACGTCTTAAGTAGCACTCCCCACAAAGAATGCTACTATGGGCCAGCCCTCTATAAAGAGCCAACAGTTTGCTCTAAAGAAAACATTAAAGGTTCTCAGGTACTATGGACAGAATTTGATGGTAATGAGCCAACTAAAGGTATACTTGGTGACAAAATACCACACCCTACTATGCGTGTCCGATCTTCCAATGAAGGGCACGAACATTACTACTGGCACCTTGATTACTTCGAGACAGATTACGCCAAAATTGAACTCAGGAACAAAGCAATTGCTTATCGGCTGCAAGCAGATACGAGTGCTTGGGATGCCACCCAAATTTTACGACCCCCTGGGACACATAATCATAAACGTGGTAAAGTTGTACGAATCCTATCAATTTCTGCAAGCCAGTACGGTGACGAGGATTTCTCCAGCTTAAAACCACCTAAGCAACTCGTAAATGAAGAGATACAACTTGAGAATATTCCTGAAGCTTTAGATGTAATCTTTAGGTATAAATGGTCTGCGGAGGATGCAAGATTCTTCCGTAAAAAGACTATGGAGACTGGTACTCGTTCATCTGCTTTAATGCGTCTTGCTTATATTTGTGCAGAAATGCGCATGACTGATGAAGAAGCTTTCTCCATCCTTAAGCAAGCAGATGATCGTTGGGGAAAATTCTCAAAGCGCAAAGATCAGCACATCAGACTGCTAGGCTTATTAAATAGAGCTAGACATAAATATCCTCTAGACCCAGAAGTTGCCCTTGAGGAATTACAAGTTTTCTCATGGACTGAACTTAAGGCTCTAGAGGTTCATATTGACTGGCTATTGCCGGGTATTCTCCAACGCCAAGGACTTATGGTAGTCTGGGGAAAACCAGGTGTAGGTAAGACGTCCTATGCAATGCAGCTATTAATTCATCTAGCTACAGGACAGCCATTTCTTAACAACCAGATAACCAAGCCTAGAAAGGTTCTTCTTGTTTCTATGGAAATGGGTGTCGCGGAAGTTAAAACTTTTCAAGACACAATGGATTCAGTCCTTACAGATGAACAGCGTGTACTACTTCATGAAAACTTTAAAGTTGTGCCTATTGGTCACGGTCTTTACTTTGATCAGGATGCTGATAAGAAGAAGATCGTAGCCCTAATAGAAAAAGAAAAGCCTGAATTCGTAGTATTCGATTCACTATCTAAGACTACTATGCAAAGCTTGGATGAAGTTAATACCAAGGCTGTTATGGATTTTGCTGATCACCTTAGGATTGAGCATGATTGTTCTGTCGTCTTCATCCACCATAATCGTAAGGCCACTGTCGGTAATAAGAAGCCCAAGACTATTGATGATATGTTCGGCTCCTACTGGATCGGTGCCACAGCTACTACCGTACTTTGTATGTGGTACAATGAACGAACGGCTGAGACTGAACTAATCTATCTTAAGGTCCGCCTGGCACCAGAGCCAGAGACTATTAACATTGTCCGAACAGCTAAGGGCTTGTCCTTTGAGGAAGTCTCTATGCGCGGCTTAACTGAGGAGGATGATGACGAAGAGTCTGAAGATTCTAAACCAGAACCGCCTATTACAGACTTCCAAGGCAGGTATTGAGGCACAAGATGATGAAGAATTCAAAACATTTCTTAACTTGGCGAGACTACCATCTGTCAAACGATTGTATCTGGACACTGAGAGCAATGGACAAACTCTCAAAGATGAACGCGGTCACGCTATTGGGACATCAATCGATTTTTCAATTGATGGAGAGTTTGGGTATTCGTACTATTTCCCTTTCAGACATAAATCCGACAACCTTAGCTTTTCTTACAGAGACGGAATTAGAGACCTTATTCAAGAGGGTAAGCATGAAATTGTCGCCCATCATTATAGACATGACGCGCTTGCGCTCAAGTCCCTTGGAATACAAGTTCCAGGACTCAATTTTCGATGCACCATGCTATTGGTCCATGACTGCGATGAGAACAAACTCTCCTACAGACTAGATTACATCTCACGGGAATTAGGATTACCAGGTAAAGCAAGGGACAAGCACTTT